ACACGCGGAGATCAGTCTCGTCGAGGTCTTCCCTTTGCACGTGACGCGACGCGAGTCGCAGGGCGAGGTCCTGGTAGCGTTGGAGCATGGTCGATCCTTGGGGGGGAGGGTTAGGGGCGGCGGGCGATGACAACGATCCAGTCGTCGCCCCGCTCGGCGCAAGCGAAGAAGAACCGGCCGTCCTCGAACCAACGGTCGGAGGCGGCCTCGAGGAGGGTCTCCCAGTTCTCGGGGGTGACTGCGACCTCGACCGTCTCGCCCTTGGCGCGGGAGGCCTCGATCGCCTTGTTTGCGGTCTGGTAGGTTGGGAGCATGGTCGCACCTTGGGAAGAAGGGTACAGTCTCTCGATCGTGACGCCGTGTTGGAACATCGCGACGGCACGCGGCCAACACCTCGGGCAGATACCGTCGGGGCGCGGGCCGAGGGGCCTTTCGACCCAAGTGGACTCCTCCTCGTCGATGACCCGAGCACAGAACGAGACCCACTGGGACGGCGGCGGCGCGGGGCCGTCCGCGTAGAGGGGGAGACACTTGGTCCGCCGGCGAGTCATCGGGGAACCTCCGCGCACAATCCGACCCCCCAGTTGCCCTTGGTTCGCGCCCACTCGGCCAACCATACGGCGTCGGCCTCGGCGAGGACGAACTTCCGGCCGAACCGGTTCTCGGCGAGCTCGCGGAGGGTCCGCTTGTGGTTGTCGGTGAACGACCGTTTCGGGAGTACCAGGTCGCGTTGCCATGCGGACGGGGTGACCGCTTGGAGTCGCACGCGGCCGTCGAGGGAGAGGATCAACCCGGCCCACGCCTCGCCGTAGACGCGGCCGAAGACGAAGGTCGAGGAGAGTCCCTGCCGGGGCATCGCGCCGACCCGCTCGATGACCGCCGAGTGGGTATCCTCGGGGAGGGCGGCGAAGTGGTCGCAGACAAGGAGTGCGATCCGGCCCTCGGTCTCCGCGTCGGAGAAGCGGGTGATCCGAAGGACCTCGCCGTCGCGGGTGATCGAGGCGATCGCGCCTTGTTTGCCGGGGTCGACGCCAGTGTAGATCATGGCGCGGCCTCCAATGCAGCAACGAGGGCGGCGGCTTCGGTCGGAGCAGACAGTTTCGCGGTTGGTAGAGTGTCGTCCGGCGCAACCATCATCGACCAACCTCCCGGCGTTCCGCTTTGCGGGCTAATCCCCCACGGCATAGCGTATGCTGACGGGCTATCCCACGCCCACCGCACGAGGGCGAGGAGGCAACCGATCGTTGCCGGGTCGGACAGGTCGGGCAGATTGTAGTCCTCAAGGCGGTTATCTGCGATCTCCCAGTTCTCGGGGTTCTCATCATACGCCCAACACCTAGACTCTTTGCTGCCTCGGATAACGCGCCAACCTTCGTCGGTTCGCATCCCTGGCATCCATCGGAAGTGCTTGCAGGCCACGGCCCGGCGGCCCAACTGTTCGAGGTTCTCTAACTGTTCGTTACTCATGACGCCCTCCCGATCAACTTCATCTCGGCGCGGTAGGACCACAACTCGAGGAGGCCGACCCAAGCTCCGGCGGGTGAGTAGCGGGCGACTGCAACACCCGTCGGGAGGTAGACCTTGTGGAGGCCCGTGTGGCCCTCGTAGACACACTCGAGGCCGGGGAGGTCGTAGAGGTAGCGGACGCGGTCGGCGATGATTCGGACCGTCGTCTCGGAGGTCAAGTCGGGGACTGACATCGGGACGGGCTCGTTCGCGCCGACGATCCCAGACAACAGGGGAACCGCCGAGTCGTCGGGGTCGGGGTAAAACCACTCCATCCCGTCAACCCAGACCCAGTGGGTCAAGTGGCGGGCGCGTTTCGCGAGCTGCGTCAAGTCGTAGGTGTGTCTAGTGGTCATGGGGGACTCGGACGTGGCGGTGGTGGAGAGTAACAGGGGGAACCGGGGCGCGGCGAGAGAGTTGGCGAGCATCCTCGGCGGACCTCTCCTTGACCTTCTTCCCCTCCTCGTAGAGGTAGAGGACGACGACGGCGACAAGGGTTGGGAGACAGTGCCAGAACGGCACCTTGTCGAAGGCCGCGAGGGCGTACTGGGCGACGAAGAACAACTCGGGGAGGGTGGCCTTGTTCATTCGACCCCCTTTACTCGGCGGGCGCGGGTGCGGGCGCGGTTCACCCAGGCGTCGTCGGAGGCCGCAAGACCGTAGGCGATGGAGGCCGCCGGGACTGGGCGGGTCAACTCGAGCTCGGGGACGCCCTCGGCGAGGCATCCCTCGGGGAGGTGGAGAAGGAACTCGAACCAAGGGTGGGTCGAGGTGGAGAAGGTCGCGAGAACCGCGCGGCCGTGGAAGGCCTGTCGGGTCAATCCGACTTGCCGAGCAAGGTGGTTGATCGAACCGTAGAGGAACCGAGCCCGCGCCGAGATCGCCTTCTGGGCGTCTGGGTACTGCGGGACGGGGTAGGGGGCGGGGATGGTCATTGGGCGGCTACCTTACAGGGGAAACCCGTCGTCCTCGAACGGGACGACCTCGGGGGAGGGGGCGAACAGGGGCGCGGCGTCGATTGCCTCGACGAGCTGCGTCCGCGGCGGCGGGGGCGGTGCGGGGAGACGAGCGGCCGAGGAGGGCGACGGGGCCGCCGGTGGCGCGGGAGGGCGAACCTCGACGTGGTCAACCGTCGCAGTCGGAGCGGGGGCCGGTGCGGGCGGAGCTTCCGACCCGAACTCCGAGCGGTCGTCGGCGGCCAGTGCGTCCGAGAACTCGATCGAGCGGGGGAGGTACTTCGCCGCGCGGCGGAGGACGGTCTTCTTCCCCATCTCGGCGAAGTCGGTCGCCCAGGGGCCCGAGTTCCCCGACTGGGAGCGGCCGCGAATCGCTTGGACCTCGTGGAGGGGCATCCACTCGAACAGATGCTCGCCGCCGGTGAGGGTTGCATGGGTGTAGAACCCGAGGATCCGCGAGTCCTTGCGGCGGAGGTCGGGCTTGTGGACGAACGGAACCGCGGCCGAGTAGTCAACCTCGAAGGTGTCCGTCTCGTAAACGACTCGCGAGGCGATGGAGGTCACCTTGCCCGAGCGGCGGATGAGGTCGAGAAGGCCTTGGTAGCCGATCAAGAACGTGGCCTCGCCCTTGCGGGGGATAAGGTAGCACGACCCGAGGACTCCCGGCTCGAGGCCGAGCTGCGAGGCCGTCATGACGCACGCCATGATGGAGGCGGGCGTGCAGTCGGCGAGGCCGCGAACGGTGCGGAGCTGCGTCAACGCAAGGCGGGCCATGCGGTCGGGGGCGAAGTGCGACGGGAGGGCCGCCTTCAACTGGGAGAGGGTGGCGGGGGACGCCAACCAACCTTCTACGGAACTGTCTCTACGGGCGATCTGGGTCATGACTCTCTCTAGGTGTGGTCTCTCGACCGTTGGGGGGAGGGGCGTAGCGCGGCCTCGAACCGCGCAGGGAGGGCCTAGCCCTTCTTGGCCTTGGGTGCGGTCACTCGGCACGACGCGGACACCTTGGTCGTCTTCTGGAACTGCGCGAGGAGCTCGGGGTGGGCCTCGCCAAACGCTTTAGAGTCGAACGAGACCCGCTCGGAAGCGTCCGAGAAGGAGGACTTGAACCCGCCCGCGGTGGCGAGCTTGGAGGCCGAGCGGTGCGCCTCGAGGATGACCCGCTTCGCTTCGTCCTGGCGTTCCTCCAAGGCTTTGATCTCGGAGTTGATCCGAGCGTAGGTCTCGATCGCCTCGGCCACCTCGCCGTCTACCTCGAGCGGACCCTCGCTTGCAGGGTTGATCGTCCGAGCAAGGGTCGAGAGGGCGTCCGCGTCGGTCGCCACTGGGAGAAGTTGGTCGGGGTGGTTCACCCAGGCGAACGCCGTCGACGCCGCCTCGTCGATGACCGCGAAGGCCTCGAGGTCGGGGTCGATGGGGATCAAATGGAAGGCGTAGACGGTCCAAACTGCGAGGTAGCCCTTGTCGGCCCCGGTGACTCGGAGCTGCGTCTGGACTTGCCACCAATAGGCCAACCGAGCGTCGCGGCCGTCCAAGTGGGCGAACCCGTTGGTCAACACTTCCTCCCAGTCGAGGCGGGCTCGGTCGAGTTTGGCCTCGACGACTGCGACGACAACGCCCTGGTCGTCGATCACGAGACCGTCGGGGGTGGCGGAGACGGGGACGAACTGATCGCGGACGGCGACACCGGCGACGACCTTCTGGCCGAGGAGCCCTTCCGCGTGTTGAAGGATGAAGTCCTCGGCGAGGCGGCCGAGGGCCATAGCGTCCGAGTCCCAGATCCGAGGGTTACCCGAGAGGGCGTCCCGCTTGTCGAGAACAAGGCCGAGAAGGCCGCCGTAGGGAGAGACGCCCAGGACGACGCCAATCTCGGAAGCTCCGATGGTCTCCGCTCGGGTGGCGTGCCACTCGTTGGAGTCCTTGGGGTAGGGGGCGACAGGGGTGCAGGATGCGAGGTAGGTATAGGGTTGCATAGTCGGGGGTCTTACTTGAGGGCCTGGAAGGCGTGGGCGATAGCAAGGCGGAGGGCGATCACGTCGCAGTTCTCGTCGAACCAGAACCAGACGGTCCCGGTCTTTGTCTCGAACTTGTTGTCGGAGTCCGTCCAAGTGATCGACGAGGAGACCGAGCCCTTGCCACGGCCGCGGATGAACTCGGGGTAAAGGGTGACCGTCTGGGTCGCGATGGTCGCGCCGATCGTCCGAGTCTCGGAGAAGGCGACGTCACCGATCACACTGGGCGAGGGCTCCCAGTTGCGCGACTCGTCGGTAGTGAGGGCCGCCGCGAGGAGCTCGGCGTAGTGGACGGGGGTGGAAGATTCGAGGGAGTAGGTCATGACGGGTTACCTTGGGGGGTGGTGGCCGAGTGGCCGGGAAAGAGTCGGAGCGGGGCGGCGAACCCCGCGAGGGCCGAGCCCTGCGACTAGGCGGCGAGCTGCGAGTAGTGGGCGGCGAGGAGACCGGCGCGGTAGGCGCGGCCGCCGGTCAAGATTCCCATGCTCTGTTCGTAGGAGCGGAGGGCGTTGAGGTCGCCGGTGCGGTGGTACCGAGCGAGGACCCGTTGGGCGATGATGTAGGCCGGGGTCGACTCGATCGGGGTGGCGAGTTCGGCGGTGATGTTATCGACGAGGTACTGTTCAAGCATTGGCGCGGCTCTTGGTTGGGGTGGTGTCGGTCTTGCTCACCGACCCCGACTAGATAACCCCACTTTGACGCCGTGTAAAGTAAAGCGCACCGCTATTTTGACCCCCGATGTCGATTTTTCGATCTTGCTCGATCCGACTAGAACGGGTCGTCGGGGTACAGGCCGCCGCGGGGTTCATCCTTCCGTCGAGGCCCATCGTTGGGCGCGACCTCGAACTCCGCGACCTGTTCGGACAGCTCGGTAGAGAGGACGAACGCCCGAACGTCGCCGCCGCCGATCCGGACCTTCCACGTCCTCCGGCGGTCGGGTGACTTCTCGAACCAACCCTTCTCGGAGATCGCCGCGATGACCGAGTCGACCGCGTACCCCCTCTCGCCAAGGAACCTCTCGACCTCGTGCGGGAGCATCGCAGCTCGGACCGTCCCGTCGTGCATCTTCCAGACCTTGCCGATCGTTGACAGGTTCGAGTCGGGGGTCGTCGCGTAGTATTGCACCCGCTTCTGGTTGGAGGCGAACCACGCGAGGAGGGCGTCCATCGCGAGAGAAGGCTTGTCGGCCTCCTTCGCCTGGTCAAACGTGGCGAACAGGTCGGCCGCCGAGAACAACCCGAACGGCCCCCGCTTCTCCCACTGAACTCCGACGAGCTCGCAGAACTTCGCCCAGGCGTACTCCATCGCCGCGACGTGGTTCGACACCCGCCGAGTCGTATCCCGCGCGGCGTGGTCCTTCTTCGCGTATTCGTAGACGCGCACCGCGAGGTCGCGGTACTGGGCCGCGGCCTTCGCCTTGTCGCCCTCCGACAGCTCGACGAGTCGTTGGATGTAGGCCTGTCCCGCCGTCCCGTGGTTGCGGGAGTAGAACCCTGTCACCTCGTGGATCAAGTCGGAGGTCGCCGAGGAGTTGTCTCCGAAGATGGGGGCCTTGATCGAAACCAGTCGGGCGACCGTCCCCGCTTGCTTCCCCATGGTCGCGATCGACGACTCACCCGTCGAGAGGGCTATGTTCTGGAACTCGACCGTGGTCTGGGTCCCGGTCACTGTTCCCCGCGCCTTCCCTCGGCCTTGGGTCATCGCGTAGACGAAGGCGGAGACGACCCCGAAGTTGTCGATCATGTGCTGCGTCTCGTCGCGGAAGACTGGGAGGCCCCGCATCGAACCTGCGACCCTCTCGGTTGCAACCCCCGTGTCGTTCCACTGGCCGACGAGCGAGGCCGTCCCGAACACCGAGGCCGCCCACTTGAGGGAGGTCGACTTGCCACCCGACGAGTCTCCCCAGACGTCCAAAACGAACTGTTCGCACCCGATGACCTCGATCAACGGGGCGACGACCGCGGCGGCGTAGGCCAATGCAACCCGAGGGTGCAACCCGATCACCCGCTCCGTTGTCGCCCGCCACTCGTCGAGAGACCCCCGAGCTCGAACGGCCTCGACCTTGGACCGCATCTCGCCCTCGAGCGGGGCCATGTGCAAGTCGGAGCTGCTACCGCTCGGAGAGTGGACTTCATCGTACCCTCGGACAAACGACCCGTCGACCCAACCCGTCGTCGGCGACAATCGAGAGAGGCCCGTCAAGGTCACCTCGGACAACTGCCGAGCGGCGTCGAGGTAGTCCACCATCGCCTTCGCCGAGTTGGAAGTGACTGGGAGGCCCTTCGCCGCAAGGCCGACGATTGTCCTGGTAGAGGCCACCGCCTCGAGCGGGACGTGAAGCATCCGAGACCCCAAGGCGGGCCAACCGGTGGCAAGGGTTACAAAGTGGGTCTGGGTCGCGATGTCGAGCGAACGGGCGACGAGGAACACCGGCGGGAAACAGACCCGCACCTTGATCGGGCTCCCGTTGCGGTCAACCGCCTGTCGCGCGATCCCGCTCCCGTTGTCGAGCTCGTAGCCCTCGGGGAGTTGGACGGTCGACCCGTTGGAGAGTTTGGCGTGGAGGCCGCTCCGGTGGCCCGTTTCGACGGGGGGAGCATGGGGGCCGCTATCTTCGGTCTCCTCGGCGGGCTCCCCTGCCTCGATAGCCCCGCGGAGCTGTCGCCGCGCCTCTCCAATGCCGAGTCGCAGGGCGAGGTCGTTCCAGTCGGTCTCCTTCTCCCCGCGCCCCTCCCCAAACTCGGGGAGGACAACGAGGCCGCCCGTCTGGGTCGCCGCCTTCCGCGCAGCTCGTCGGCCGGGGTTGTCGTCTCGCTTCCAGTCGTCATCGGCCGCGATCACCAGGAGGGCGTCTGGGAGGGCGTCCCGAACCTTGACGGCCACCGTTGCGAGCTGCGAGGTATCCATCGCGCAAAGGACCGTCCAACCCGTCGCCTCGGCGATCGTCGCCCCTGTCGCGTACCCCTCGCAGACTGCGACGACCTCACGCGAGCCGGGGATGCGGTGGTAGGTCCCCGCTCGGTCCATCCCCTTGGCGTACATTTTGGCCGCTCCCTCTCGGGCGGGGATGCGTTGGAACCCTCGCAGGTCGTTTGGGCCGCGGGAGAGGGGAACGAGTAGGTCACCGTCCGAGTTCATCCGAACCCCCCACGCCTTGACCCCCTTCCGCGCAAGGTAGGGGTGCGCGGGGTCGGCCTCGACCGCCGCCGCCCAGACCTCCCGCGACTTCTTCGCCGCCTCCTCGCGGGTCGCGGCCAGTTCGGCGTCCGCGCCCTCCTTCTCCCGACGAGCTCGCTCGAGGTTGCCTAGGTACTCCTCTCGCCCTGTCCGCTCCTCGGCCTTGATCGCCGCCCAGTCCTCGTCCGGACAGACCCACGCGATGGGGTCACCCGACCAACGACGGAACAGGCCCCGAGGCTTGCCGTTGGAGGTGTAGCGGTAGCAACCCTTCCCGCCGCCCTCGAGCGGGACCGTGTGCCACTTGTCGTCGTCCTCGACTCCTCGAGGGAATGTCAACCCGAGCGACTCCGCCTCCCGACGGAACCGCGCCTCTGCGTCTGCGCGACCCATGCTCTCTCCTTGCCATTCGCGGGAGGTTGCAGTAGCATCCTCTCCACCTGGTTGTCGCGGCCTTGCTCGCCGCCCGACCTCTATCGCCGATCCGAAGGGGGCTTGTCAACCTTCCGGCGATCCTCCCTCTCTCGACCTCTCCGTTGCGCGGCTCGGGTCGGGAGAGGGAACCTGCGCCCAGTTCGGACCCCCTCGAGCTGTTCCCGCCTGTTCCCGCTCTGTTCCCACTGGGCGGGAACGCCTCGCGGCCAGTATCTACGCGCCTCCGCGCCTCGTTTTGGAGCCTGTTCCCACTGTTCCCGCCCTAGGACACCCCCTACGGCGTCGACCTATGCGCGTACGCGCATCTGCGCCCGCGCGTCGTGGGCCCGCGCACGTATAGGGAGAGTGGGAACAGTGGGAACTTGTGGAACATAATGATTACAAGGGCTTGCAAGGCGGTTTTTGTTCCCATGGGGTGGGAGAAGTTGGGAACACTTTGGGTAGTTTGCGCCAAGTCGCCCGAAAGTGACGCAGACGGTCAAGAATCGACCGTTTCGAGTCTGGCGTTCCCACTGTTCCCGCGTGGTCTGGGCGTTCCCCTTGACGCTCCCCCTCTCGTGGGGTTAGGTTGGAGGCCGAGGCCGTTCTAACAGTCGCGCCCGCGCGAGGTCCGCATGGCAACCAAACCGACCAAACCGACCAAGTCGACACCGCCGAACACGTCGAAGCTCGCCCCCGAGGTCATCGATCGGATCTGCGAGGGCGTCGCACTGGGCCTCCCCTACGAGCGGGCCTGTCTCCTCGGAGGCATCCGCCGCGAGACTCTCCACGCCTGGAAGAACGCCGCCCCCAACACTCCGGAGGGGTCTCTCCACCGCGAGCTCGTGACCCGCCTCGAGGAGGCCCACGCGAAGGGACAGGCGGAGCTCCTCGACCAGATGAAGGGACACGCCCGCGGGACCCGCCTGGAGAACGGGGCCGAGGTACAGACTCGCGGGGAGTGGAAGGCGACCCAGTGGCTCCTCGAGTCGATCTACAAGATGCGCCCCGAGGCGAAGGTGGACGTGACCTCGGGGGGCGAGCCGATCAAGTACGTGGTCTCCATCCCTCGCGTTGAACGCATCTCGGACGCCGCCGACGACGAGGGCTAGGTGGCAACCGTCCCCCTCGAGCTCCCCGCCCTCTACGGCCGCCAACACGACGCGATCACTGACCCTCGGCGGATTGTGTGCATCGAGTCGACGACCAAGGCCGGGAAGACCTTGGGTTGCATTGTGTGGCAGATCGGCCAAATGATGGGGGCCGGGGAGGACACCGAGCATTGGTGGGTCGCGCCCGTCTACGAACAGTCCATGATGGCCTACCGCCTCGCGTGGTCCCTCCTGCGGGGCCAACCGGGGTTCGCCCAGGCGAAGGCCGAGAAGGCGATCACGGGGCCGGGGAACCGCCGGTGGAGCTTCCGCTCGGCCGACAACGCCGACTCGCTCTACGGGTCGGCCGTCCATTCTCTCGTCCTGGATGAATGTTCTCGGATGAAGGACGACGCCGTCGACGCTTGCTTCTCGACGACAACCCGAACTCGAGGTCGGATCCGGTGCATCGGCAACGTCCGAGGTCGGGCGAACCGCCACTACCAGTTCTCGCGCAAGGGTGAGTCGGGCGAGGAGGGGTTCGGGTACCATCGGATCACGGCCGACGACGCGGTGGCGGCGGGTATCTTCTCCCGCTCCGACCTCGCCATGGCCCAACGCACCCTCCCCGAGGCGGTCTTCCGCGAGCTCTACTACTGCGAGCCCGCCGACGACGGGGCGAACCCCTTTGGTATCGACGCGATTCGGAACTGCGCGGAGCTGTGCAACGGGAAGGCCTCGGGCGACTCGGTCCGGGTCTGGGGTCTCGACATCGCCCGCAAGCGCGACTGGGCGGTCCTTGTCGGCCTCGACGGTCACCGGCGGGTCGCTCGGTTTCACCGGTGGCATGGTCTCTCGTATGGGGCCCTCGTCGAGGAGGTCGTGCGCCTGGTCGGTCGCGGGTCGAAGGCGTGCGTCTTTTTCGACGCGACTGGGGTCGGCGACGCGGTCGGCGAACAGATCGCCGCGGCTCGGGTGTGGTGTGAGCCCTTCATCTTCTCCTCGGCCTCGAAACAGGGAATCATGGAGGGGCTCGCCCTCGCCCTCCAACAGGGGCGGACGACGGTCCTCGACGGAGTCCACCGCGCGGAGCTCGAGGCGTTCGAATACGACGTCAAGGCGGGTCGGGTAGTCTACGGGGCCCCGTCGGGGTCGCATGATGATACTGTTTGCGCCCACGCCCTCGCGTGGTATGGGGCGGAGAAACTAGGGGTCCGACCTGCGGGCCGCGTCGCCGTCCTTGGGACTGCGACTGTGACAAAGGGTGCGACAACATGGTGAGAGGACCGATCCTAGACTCCCAGGGCCGGGTAATCCCGACCGCCCAGGTGACCGAGCGTACCAACCTCATTGGAGCTCGCAACTACCGCGGCGGCCTCCCAGACGCGGACGCCAACCTCTCGTTCATCCCGTCCGAGCGGCGGGGTATCGCGGGCTTGCAGGGCAAGTTCCAGGAGATGATGCAGACCCACGTCGGTATCGCCTCGGCGGTCTACTGGGCGATCACGGAGGGCGCGGCCCTCCCGAAGGAGATCGTCTGGCCGCACCGCCACGAGCCGGGGGTCGAGGAGAAGGCCTTCATGGACCTCTGTCAAACGGCGTGCATTGACGACGCGGTCGTCTACGACGGCATGGTCGAGGGCGAGGTCGCACTGTGGGCCTACCCGCTCCTCGACGCCTTCATGGGGTTTGGCCTCATGTTCCCTCGTATGCTCACCGGCGGCTCGGTCGAGTGGTACCCAGTGGCGCACAACGCGATTATGCTCTGGAAACCGAACGGCTACTTGTTTGGCGGGGCGCGGTTCTCGACCCCGAACGGCTACGATGACCTCGACGCCGACCAGCTCGTCCACACCGTCCACGGGTTCGCGGGCGCGGGCGAGTTCGAGGGCCGGTCGATCCTCCGCGACTGCGTCCAACCGTTCGAGCTCTGGAAACAGATCGCGATCAACGCGGGCGTCTACAACCAACTCGCGTGGGGTTTCCTCGACATCGCCTACGAGCCTTCGGTGGGCGAGGCGGACGTGGCGGCCTTCAACGAGTTCGGCCAACAGTTCCAGGACGGCCAACGCAAGTACATCCTCCGCCCGCAGTCGGTCGCGGTGGAGATGAAGTACCCGAGCGGGTCACCCCCGGACGTGGTCTCGCAACTCGAGTACTGGGACCGACAGATCGAGAAGAAGTTGAACGCCCCCCTCGCGGGGATCACGCAGTTTGGGTCGCGTGCCATGGCCGAGACCCTCGACGGGGCGCAAGGTCGCAAGGCGAAGGCGTGGATCAACGGTATCTTCGATCGACAGTCTCGGGGGATGTTCCGTTGGTTGGCGAACCAAGTCGGATACGAGGGGCGGCTCCCCAAGATGCAGGTGCAATCGGCCGAACTCACGACTGGGTTCGACGGTTGGGCGGCCTACGTCAACGGCATCCAGGCGGGCCTCCTAACCCGCGGCCCCGACGACGAGAAGTGGGCGCGTCGGGTCATCGGGGCCCCCGAGCTCCCCGTCGAGGTAGTGGCCGACCTCCCCGAGCCGGTGGGCGCGTCGACGGCGGCGACTGCAACGACGGTCCTCGGTATGCTCTCCCCGAACTCGGCGACGCCTCTCGCCCCCGAGGCGGCGGTCATCCTTCTGACGATCTCGGGTCTCGCCGAACCAGTGGCGCGACAACTCGTTGACGCCCAGACGCGCCTCTCTCTCGTGGCCCCTGTCGCGGTAGAGGGAGCGGCGGCGGTCCCAGTGGCAACGGCCGAGGGCGTTCCCGCAGACGCGGTCCCGCAGGTCGTCCTCGAGGGGAACGTGGAGGTCCCGGCGGCGATCGGAGAGGCGTCGGCCTTCGCTCCGATCTCCCCTTCGCTCTCGGCGTCGGAGGCCTCGAGCATCGCGGCGGCACTGGGCGAACACCCCGAGGTTATCGTCCCCGACAATGTCATGGCGGCGGCGGCGGCGGCTATCCTCGCCCACCGAATCGCGGGCAAGTCTCGGACGACTGACTCCGAGGCCCTCATGATTGCTCGCGACCTTGCGGCGGGCAAGCGGCTTGCGTGGTCTCGGGTCCTCGGCCTTGCGGACTACTTCTCGAAGGTCTACCCGCGCCACTCGGCGTCCAAGTCCTTCGCGGACGGCGGCCCCTCCTTCCACGCCTACGCCTTGCGAGGCGGCGACGCGGCTCGAGGTTGGGTGCGTTCGCTTCTGGTAGGGTACGCTACCCGCGCCCACCGGACGGCGTCGACCTTGGGCGAGCTCGGCGGCGACCTCGGAGATGGAGAAGGGGAAGGGGTCCTCGTCATTGGCGGCGACGGCCGCGAGTTCACGACCTACCGCGAACTCCGACCCGAGGAGACGGTCGTCGGTTGGGTCACCCTCGCGGAGACTCGGAACGACCTCGACGCGCAGCTCGCGTTGAAGATCGACGAGATCGCAGGTCGTCATCGCCTCGCAGTGATCGGCGGCCTTGCCGACGGTTGGCAAGCGGGGGAGCGGGATCGGATCTGGGCGACCTACGTCGCGGAGTACCAGGCGGCGTTGACGTCGGCGGCCGGTGGCCTCCGCTCGGCGACCGAGGCCGAGGTGACCGACGAGATCAAGCGGTCGGTCCGTTCGGGTGCGGCGGCGGGTGCGACTACCTCGGCGGAGTCCGCGCAGCTCGCGGCGGCGGCGTCGACGGCGGCCAACGCCCAGTTCGCCACGGCGGCGGCGGCGACGCAGAAGGCAGGGGAGGTCATCGCGGACAGGGTACAGGGTGAAGTCGAGGCGGCGATCCTAGCGGGCGGCGACCTCGACAACTTCGCGACTCGGATCACGGTGGCCGGTCTCGTCAAGGAGGCGGCGGGCTCGCGTAACATGGTGGCCTCGGCCTCTCGTATGGCCTCCTATGCGGCGGCTCCGGGTGCGAACCTTCCAGTCCCGAACGAGGTCATCCGGACCTCCATCCCCGACGCTAACCGGTGCGAGGTGTGCGCCGAGGCGGACGGGAACCGCTACGACGTGGCCTCGTTCGTTGTCGGCGGCCAGTTGAAGCTCCCGCCGCTCCCCGACCCGAACTGCGAGGGCCGCTCTGATTGCCGGTGCGGTTACATCGGGGTCTACAAGCGGTGAGACTTGCACCGGTCGCAGTCGCAGTCGGCGAGGGCGTACTTCGCCGGGGCCGTCCCCGACCCCTTCTCGACGTGGAGGATAGCCCCCGCCTCGAGGAGTCGCACGAGCTCGGCGCGAACGGCGGCGGGGGAGGTCCCCATGGGCCACTCGGTAGCCCGAACGAGGAGGCCCCCAAGGTGCGGCGGAGATGGGTGGAACTCGAGGCGGTGACACTGGGTCAAAAGATCGAGAAGGATCCGTTGTCGTCGGGTTAGCATGGGGAGGCCTGTCGATAGGGGTGCGGGTAGTGCGCCGAAACGAACGCTAGCGGCACCCCTAGCGGCCTCCGAGGGCTAGGCAAGGGGGCTAGCAAGGTGCAATCTCGGCCCATGCGTTACTCCCGCCCCAAAATGCGAACAGTGGCCGTCGACCTCGGCGACGACTCCGGCCTCCGGTGGGTCTCCCTCATCCCTCGCGGCGTGATCAACGCCCACGGGATGAAGTGGGACTTCGACGCCGAGGAGACCAACCCCGACGAGCTGCGGTTCCGTTGGGAGGACGCGGTCGAGTCGGTCCAACGTTGGCTCCTCTCGTTCGCGCCCCCGGTTGCGATCGAACACGACAAGAACGGGACGGCCGCGGGGTACCTCCGCCGAGTCGTCACCCTGTCGCAGTCGGAGGCGGCGGCCCATGGCATCGCCCAACCCTCCTCGGAGATGCTCTACGGCGGTCTCGACCTCACCTCCCCGAAGTGGGCGGCGGCGTTTGACGACGGCGAGATCCCCTACGTCTCTCCGAACATCCGCGCCTGGGCGGGAACGGAGCTCGACGAGGCCCCGGTCTACCCGTTTGCGATCGGCGAGGTCTCGTTTGTGACCATACCCCAGATCAAAGCCCAACAGGTCCCCGTCGCGGAGATGCGCGGGGTCTCTCTCTCCGAAGGTGACCCGATGAAGATGTCCATGGAAGAATGTGCCGCCTACTGCGCGGAGAACGGCATGGATGAGGCCGCGATCGCGGCCTTGATCTCCAAGCTGTTCCCCGAGCTTCACAACGCCGCCCACGCGGCGAACCCCGAGCTCGCGGACGAGGCCCCCGAGGCCGACCCCGAGGCCCTCGAGGGCGCGGCTCTGGAGCTCCAGAAGGCCGCCCAGGAGATCGAGGAGAAGAAGGTCGAGGAGGACGCTATGCTCTCCGAGGTGAAGCGTCTCAAGTCGGACCTGTCGGCCGCACGTCGCGCGGTCGCCCTGGCGAACGTCAAGGTCGCCCTCGGCAACCGCAAGGTCTCCGCCCAGACCGAGTCCATGCTCGCCGACGCCTTCATCGTTGGCGGTGGCAAGTTTGAGGCCCTTCTGAAGGACCTCTCGACTCCGGCCCCGCGCCCCTCGGCCCCTCTCGCTCGCACGATCGCCCCGATGGGCCGCAACTCGGCGGAGGTCACCCTCTCGGAGGTCATGGGCCGCCCCGAGAAGTTCGCGACCCTGTCGGAGGATACCCAGTGGAAGTTGATCACCGAGCTCTCCGCGAAGGAGAACTGCCACCCCGCCTTCGCCGCCTCGTGGATCACGTTCGGCGAGACCCCCGCCACTGTCATCGAGACCCGCGCCACTAAGGGCCGGTTCTAACCCATTCAACCCACCCACGCCCCTCGCGGGCTAGGAGCAACTCATGGCCTTTGGATACGTCACCTACAAGAACTTCGCTCCGGTCAACCTGATCGCGAGCAACCTCACGAACTCGGAAGGTTGCGGCCTCTATCTCGACGCCGAGGGTCTCGTTGCTCTCGCGGAGAAGACGAGCGACATCCCCTACGCGATCGTCGCGGTCGGTACCGACTCGATCACTCCGGGCACCTACCCCTCGGCCCCCGTCGCGGGCTCGCTCGAGGTCATCGACCAGCTCGGCGTCGCCGTACAGGTCCGCGCCTCGGACGGGGGTAGCATCTCTGCGGGCGACCTCATCGCAATTGACGAGACCGCCTCGGAGAAGGGCTCGTTCAAGATGCATAGCCCGGCCGACGGCGACTACATTTGGGGTATGGCCCTCACCGGTTGCGCGGCCGACGAGCAGTTCATCCTCCGTTTCGCGCCGTACCTCGTGGTCGTCCCCGCCCCGTAACCCAACCGCGCCTCCGCGCCCCTTTTTGATCGAGGTAGCCTATGTCCTTCGCTTTCCCCTCAACTGGCGTCAACTCCGGCGCGTTGCGTCCTGGAATCCTTCAACGGATCTCCCTCTACCGTGGCGGCTCGGACTCGGCGGTCTCGCTCGAGCTCTCCCCGATCGTCAAGGTCATGACGCGGGCCGGTTTCTACCACTACTTCGCCGAGAACGACGCCCTCGTCACCAACGGCGCGCAGGGCATCAAGCCGATCGAGCTTGACACCCCCGCCGTCCCGGGTGGCCTTCGCATCGCGAGCGGCTCCTACAACTCCTCGGTCTACCGTTGGGGCCACCAGGTCTTCACGCTCAAGCAGATCCAGGAGTTCGCGGCTCGCGCCGAGGACATCACGGCGGTCTTCGCGATGAAGCTCCAGACGCAGGGTGCACAGCATCACGCGGCGGTCGTCGGTTCGGCCCTCTCGACGCAGGGCAACTACGCCTCGGGCCTCTCGGTCCCGAACGGTAGCGCGGCCTCGGCCGAGTTGCAGTCGACGTTCAACTCGCTCCTCCTCGCCTCGGCCGCCGACGGCGCGGACATTTTTACGGGTCGTTGGGTTGCGGTGTGTAACCTCAACACGGCGAACGCCCTTCTCCAGAAGAACGAAGTGCAGCAGATGGGCTACTCCATCGCGGCGGCCTCGGTCTCGGGTTCGCTCGCCCAGGTCCGCACCGGCGCGGCCGATTGGTCGCAGCTCAAGGCGTTCTTCGCCTCGAAGCTGATCTGCCCGGTCGACTTCGTTTGCCTCCCGCAGTTCCTCCCCACTGCGGCGTCGCAGACGGGTACTCCGGTCATGAACGACGGCCTCGTCTCGATCTTCAAAGTGGCCGAGGCGAACGGCGACTCGGGGTTCATCCAGACGTTCACCCCCGACCCGAACGCGGCCCTCGGACAGGTCATCTCCTACGACTCGCAGAACCCCCGCGGTATCGCGATGTATATCGAGTCCGACTACGCGGTCCAGGTCCTCGGCGGCACCTCGAACAAGTGGGCCCGCTACGCCTACGACATCTCCTAACGGAGCTCTAGGGGCCGCTCTACGGGGCGGCCTCCCTCGACGGGGGCTAGGGTCCTACCCCTCCGCTCTAGTCCCCTTCAAGGGAGGCAACCATGGCCGAGATCTTCACCTTCGACGTAGTGCCCGCAGACATCGGGCGTCTCCTCCCACGGATCGCCTTCTCGACGGACTCCGCTCCGACGCAGTTACAGGCCGAGGACATCATCCTCGACTGGGGCGCGGAGCTGTCGGCGTTCCTCGAGGGGATGGGGGTCGCCGTCAAGGCGGTCAACGATCACCCGACCTACGCCCTCTACCGGGTGTGCCAACGGTACGTCCTCCTCCGGTTCGCCGCGCAGGTGATCCGCCTTCGCAACCAGAACGACCAGACCATGGCCGACCGCCTCGACGCCCAGGCGGACGGGTTGAAGGACGTCCTACGGAAGACACCGGCGGACATGGGGGCGCAACGCCCGAACGGTCCGAACTCGCCGAACATCCTCCGCTCGAACGCGACCTATGCGGCGGAGATCTACCTCAAGTCACTGAACTCTCGGTCGAGGGTAGCGATCAACGCCGCCGTCGATCGGATGTAATCGAGGCCGTATGTTCCTCACCCTCAAGAACAACGCCCAGGACGGGGTCGAGGCCCTCGAGCTCGCGATTCGCAACGCGGGCGATTGGTCGAAGTTCTGGGGCAACCGGAACTCGCCCCTCTCGCGGGTCTGGGCGCGGTCGCGCCAAGAAATGTTCCTCACCCAAGGTGCGTCGACGGGTTCGACGTGGCCTCGGTACACCTACGCCGAGAAAAAATACTGGCTCCCGATCAAGCGGTGGGCCTTGGGTACCAAGCGGATCGAGGCGCGGCACATCCTGCGGTGGGAGAAGTCGCCGGGGCGAGCTGCGGGGTCGGGGGAGCGTCTCTACCCGTCGTTCGCGATGGTCAACCACCCCGAGTACGTCTGGGAGGTCCGCGGGAACTCGGTCGTCATGGGCTCGGACGTGCCCTACGCCGCGAACCACAACTCGGGGACAGGGGCCTACGTCCGCCGCACGAGTAGGAACCAGAAGGGGGTCGCCTCGGTCCCCACTCCCAAGCGTCCCCTCGTCAACTTCGGCGAGCCCTTCATCGCAGATCTCCGCTACGCATTGGGCGTGCAAGCGTCGGCCATGGGTGGTAAAGTGGGTATCCTCGACTCCGAGTTCGCTCGGAGGTTCGCCCTCAACGGTGGGAAGATCGGACTGTGAGTAACCCCTCGACAAGCTACGGCCCCCAGATCGTCGCCAACACGGCGATCGACCTTGTGGTGGCGAACTGGGCGACCGTCTGCGACGCCGCCTGGTTGAAGGCCATGGGTGCGCCTGGTCTCCCCGCTCCCGTGGCGGGGAACTGTTTCACGTCTCGTCGGGCCCTGTTCACCGCGGAGAAGCAACCGGCGATCGGGCTCTCGGTCGTTCGGACGGACTCGGTCGTAACCGACGCCCTCGGAGCGATGGATCAAGTCCACGAGCTCGAGATCGCGGTGACCTCCGACTGGGGGTTCTACGACGCCTACGGGGTGCATCCTCTCGTGGAGGCGGCCGAGGGCGACCCTGCGATCCCGTTTACCCAAGAAACCTACGAGACGGCCCTCCGCGCCTACGTCGAAGGGATTGTGTTGATCCTCACCTCTCCCGTATGGGGGTTCCCGAACCTCGACGCCCGCAACCGGTTTACCCCGAACTGGCCGGGGACGGGGATCTACAACTCGAGCCCCTTCTCGGGGGTGACGCCGCAAGATTTTGTGATCGGTACCGACGAGACCGGTCAGACTGTGATCCAACAGACCGTCCGCGCGTCGATCCAAGTTTACCAACGCCGCTCCCTCGCAAGGTGACCTTATGCCCGCAGTAACTACGACTCCCCAGTTCCTTCTCGCGTCCAACCTCTCGGCGGTCTACATCAAGACGCAGACGCAGCTCGGCGTCTACGAGGATCCGACGCCCGCGGTTCCGGCCCCTGGTTCGGGCTACGTTGGAACCAACGTCGTCCGCGTGGTCGGTACCCCGAAGTTCTCGGTCCGCGGTGCGGGTATCATCCAACGGGCGGACGTTCTGACCCCGTGGGGCGGCAACCAGTCCTCGAAGACGGGCGGCCTCGGTTGGGACATCACCCTCACGACGGAGTTGTTCTGGAGGCTCGGTGTCGACATATCCGACCCGACCCTTCTCGAGCAAACCCAACTCGGGCCTTTGTTTCTTGCGTCGCCGTGGAGGCTCGACCTTGGCGGCAATATCAACCTTTGGGTTCAACCCCTGTTCTACGCCGACGTTGACCGCGACACGGCACCCTTCGCGGTCCAACCCTTCTCGATCGCCTACGAGGAAACAAACGGCAAGCGGTTTGAGGCCTACGACTGCGTCTGCGTCCCGAAGCTCTCGTGGGAGTACGGCCAGAAGGTCATGATCGAGTGGACGATCAAAGGCAAGTGGCGGCCGGTGACATTCGGCCTCGGCGTCGTCCCCGACTACGTCCGACCCGATACCCAAGCTCCGATCGTCGGGGTGAACTGTTCGGTCTCCCTCACCAACTTCTTCGAGAACGTCAACGCGGTGTCCAAAGTGACGATCGACACGGGTTGGGCGATCAACGACGTGGCGGACTTCCGCGAGACCTACGGGTTCGGTCTGGGGTTCATCAACCTTGCGACCTCGCCCTCCATCGAGCTCGACGTGGCCGACCTCACGGAGGCCCCGACCGCCGGTGGTGGCGAGCCCGATTGGACCGACGCCGAGGCGAACACGATCTTCCCCGATGAACTGGGACTTCTAATGGACGTGGGCGGCTACGCGATCAACTTCGTTCTTTACAACCCGCAGCTCGCGGCGTTCCCTACCCCCGGCGAGACAAACTCCTACCGGACAAACACCCTCAAGTTCCAAGGCATCCCGAACTCGGCCGACTCGGTCATGAGTTGGACGTTTGCGAACTCCTAACCCGTTCCCACCACTACCCCGAACCGCAAAGGAGGGGCCGCTATGCTGACATTCGTTGAGAGTCATTGGGTCGAAGTCGAGATCTACCGGACCAAGGTCCGTTTACAGTGTCGGGAGCCGAACGCCCTCGAGGGGGCGCGGTACTTCCAGGCGGTCTCTCGGAGCATGGATCGGAAGGACGAGGTCGACGGCCTCGCCTCCATCATCCAGATCCACCTCGACCTTCTCATCGCTTGTCTCAAAGGGTCGGAGGGCGTGGAACCTGCGTTCCCCTCGGAGGGTACCGAGGCCGAGCGGCGGGCGTGGGTAACTCGGATCCCGTGGAACGACGTCTCGGCGATCGCCTCGGAGGTCGCGACGGTCGGCTACCCAAAAACCATAGCCGGGTCGAGTGGAGAGACTTCGCCCGGCTAATCACGTCCCACTCGATGCGGTGTTGGGAGTGTCCCGACGAGGTGCGTCACCGTAGGGGTTGTACGATGGGTTACAGACAGGGTCTAGGCTACGAGGGCAAGGATGCATTGCCGGTGACCTGCCCAGTCCTCCTTCGCGAACCTGCGGGGTTCTGGGGCGCGTTGAGGTTGCACAAGTGGATCGAGCGGGGTAGTCCTGCGATCGCCCTCTCGGACTTGACCCACTCGCAGCTCGAGCTCGCCGAGTTGGTCCAACACGAGGTCCAAGAGGGCGAGAAGAACTACAACGAACGCAAGGAGCGGGCGACCCAACGGTTGGCCGAGCTTGCCTCCAAGATGAAGGGGTAACCCCATGGCGCGTACCGTAGCGGAGATCGACGGCGACTCTAGTGGCCTCGTCGGAGCCCTCGACAAGGGCCGCGACGGAATGGCGAAGATGGAGGCCTCGGGGAAGAAGCTCTCCGACCAGCTCCGCGAGGTGACCGACAAGGCCGACCAGGCGGCCGGGGCGATCGTCGAGAAGATCGGCGGTCCCAAGGCGATCGCGGCCCTCGGCGGAGCAGGGATCGCACTGGGCGGCGCGAAAATGGCGGCCGACTTCTTCCTCAACTCGGTCGAGAAGTTGTTCAAGTCCATGGGCGACGAGGGGATGAAGGTCTGGGAGGACGTGGAGAAGGCCCTCGACGGGATCACCGGTGCGTTCGCCAAGGTCATCCTCGGCGGCGGATCGGCCGAGGAGATGGGGAAGAAGTTGATCGTGGTCTTCGACGGCATGGCGAAGATCGTCGAGGTCCTCGTGACCTACGGGTTCCCCATGCTGAAGGTCGCCTTCGACACGATCTACTGGGTCATGGAGAAGCTCGGCCAGATCACGGCCGCGGACACCGAGAAGTTCGACGCCCTCAAGCGGGCCCAGGACAACTACGCCTCCTCGGCCTCGGTCACCAACGTGGAGAACCTCGCCAAGGCGTACACTGACCTCTCGACGAGCCTCCAAGGTGTGATCGGCGACGAGACGGCCCTCGCGATGACGGCCAACGACCGCGCCCAGGCGGAGCTGCAAGCGTTGAAGTCCTCTTTCATCAAAGTGGGCGACATCATTCGCGACACCGAGATCCGGAAACAGGTCGAGAAGTCGCGAGCGGTCATCGAGGCGCAAGCGGCGGCCGAGGTCGCGAACCTCGACCTCTCCTCCTATGGTATGTCCTGGAAGATGGTCGCCGAGCGCGAACTGGCCGACCGCGTCGCAACGAAAACGGGCGAGCTCTACTCGTCCATCGCCAAGCAGTTCGCGGAGTCGGGGAAGAACGCCTACTCCTTTATGCCCGAAGCTCTCAAACTGGCCTACGACTCGGCGGAGGCCGACCTCTCGCTTCTCTGGGAGAAGGCGAACGAGCTCTACGACCGCTACGTTGGCAAGGAACCCAAGCCCCCTTCGACGGGCGGCGGCACTCCCAAGCCCCCGAAGGCGGACCCAGTCGCGGACGCAGTCGCGGAGGCTCGGAAGCGGGCCGAGGCGTCGGCCGCGGCGGCGAAGATTGAACTCGATGCGACGATGCAAGCGACCGGCGATTGGTGGAAGGGTGTCACAACCGGGTTCAACCCGAGCGAGGGGTTCGTCGACTCGTGGCGCACTGTCGCGGGCGAGGTCGGGGAGATCTGGGATGGGGTCGTCAAGGCGATCACGACTACCGAGGAGACGTTGGGCACCGCGACCCAGAAGACCGAGGAGGCCCACTCGGCGTTTTACGACAAGTACGTCGCCCAGAACGCGAAGATGGTCGCAGTCGGTATCGCGAGCGGCGAGAAGATCGCAGACATCGGCCGCAAGGCGATCGGCGCGGTCATCTCGGCCCTCGGCGACGAGGCCCTGTCAATGGCCTCCATTGAAGCTTTCAAGGGCAACTTCGCCGGAGCTGCGGGCCTCACCGCGGCGGGTATGGCGGCCTATGCTACGGCGGCCGTTCTAGGGGCCTCTGGGAAGAAAGCGGCGACCGCGACCGCGGCCACGGCGGCCCCTGCGGCGGTCACAAACAACCAGACCAACTTCAACCTCCGAGTTGACGCGGCCTTCGCGGACGAGGAATCGATCGCTCGGTCCTTCGCTCGAGCGCAAAGTCTCGCGTCGAACCGTTACATGGCCGCGGGCTACCAGTAGGATCAACCAATGGCCAACTTCCCCTTGATCACCTGGGAGGTCACCCTCCCGAAGTTTACCGCCTCTCTAAACGGAGGTGCGGCCGTCGACGTGGAGCCTGTCTCGGGGTTCGGGTTCGGCCTCGCGGCGGTTCCCAATGACGTGGCCTCGGGTGACTCCATCGCAGGGGCGGTCTGTCTCGCTTTGCAAGCGGCTCTAGGTGGGTTTGCGCCCGTTGCTACCTACCAGTTCACCGCGAACACGATCCCCTCGACCTCGCCCCTATTGTGGACGCTCTCCACGGCCTACGGCGGCCCATTGGTCCTTGACTTCGGAACCGACGAGAACGCGGCGATCTACGGGTTCGACAACTACATCATCTCGATCGGAGGCGGGGTCACGACGACCCAGACAACCTTCAACCCCGCGGGCGTCTGGGTACCCTGCGGAGTCGCGGGTGACCTCCGGCGGACAACGGTCCAACGAGCGGCGGCGAGCTCCTCGGAAATGTCGGGCCTCTCGACCGACGTGGTCAACTGGGGCAAGGTCGCCAACCTCGAGTTCTTGTCCTCCATCTTCCCCGCGGCCAACTTGACTCGGTGGTATGCCTCGATCGAACCCTACTACACGGCGGCGGGTCGGGAGCCTCTCGACCCGAACAACACCCTAGAGGGCCTCCTCGCGGCCGCGGCGACTGGGGTCACCTTCCGTCTCTACCGTCAACCGGCGGACACCGGAGGGACGACCCCAACGACCTACAACGAGGCGCGTATGCCTCTTATCGCCGAGCGGTCGGCGGTGGCGGACTACGCCCAGGCGGACGACGAGCCCCGCCTGTGGTCGACCTCGGGAATGTTCTTCCGGGGGAACATCTAATGGCCTCCGACCGCGTCCTAATCGTTCGAATCTACGGGATCGGCGGGTTTACCAACCTTGCGGATGGATTGACGCTCACATCGAGGGCGGGCCTCGCCTACCTACCCAACACGACGATCAACGGAGTGGTCGCGGACATGGGTACGCAGTTCTCGTCGGAGATCCCAGTCTTCGGTTCGATGGGTTCGGACCCGACGACGACCTTCTCGGTCCTCTCGCTCCCCGAGACGCTCTCCATCATGCTCTCGCGGACGTCGAACTACCTTCGGAACAGCTCGAACAACGGGATCGTCCGAACTACCTACTACGTCACCCCCGACCCGGCGGCGACGATCTACTGCGACGACACGACCAACCTCGCCGAGGACGACATCGTTCGAATCTCGGGGTCGACCTTCATCGTAACTGCGGTCCCCTCGTTACAGATGTTCACCGCGACTCGGACCTGGGACTCCCCGAACATCCCGATCGCGATGCAAGATCAAGGGACCGGACAGGTCATCGGCTCCCCGATCGTTCTGGTTCGAGGCGCGGGGGTTCAATACTCGCGGGGCGGGATCGAACAGCTCCCAGTCGTGATCTCGACGGCGCCTCTCTCGGCCACCTCGACGGCCGACGAGGAGGTCATCTTCCGGGGGATGGTCTCCAAGGTCTCGACGGACACCTCGGCGGGTGGGTCGAACCAGATCAAGGTGACTTGCTCCTCCATCATGGGGATGATTCGGAACACTCCCTTTCGACCTGCGACAATGTCGGTCTATTTTTTGTACGTTCCCGACTCGTCGGGTCAAGTCTACGTGAATCGGGGCGGTGCAGTCACCCTCCAAGCGAACTACCGGGCGGACGTCTCGGGCCCCCTCTGGGACTGGCTTGACGGACCCTACAAGACGAGGGTCGGGGTCGTTCAACTGCGGAAGGACGCAACGGGAGGCCTCTACAAGGTCGACCAAGTCACCGACCAAGGCAACGGGGTAGACTACACCCTGCAAGCCTCGGGGGTCACTCTCAATAGCTCCGAAGAACCGGACGGGTACAACCTCAACGTCCCGATCTTCTTCCACGACGGCGTCTACGCGAACAACATCGGCTCGAACCTTGTGGTCAACGTTGGAATCGGCCAAGGGTCGGGCACGCCCCCCAACGGGTCGTTCCTCAACGAGTACCGCGGGGACGGCCGAAACGTCCTCGAGTGGTTCGCCGAGACCTCCTTCGTGGGGAACGCCGAGACCTCCTTCGTGGGGAACAGTGGGTACTTTGCGACCAACGCCGTGATCGACCTGCTATTCGGGACCTTCAACGCCGACACGACGGGAGCGGAGGGCGTTCGGTCTGCGGGGATGTCCGCCTGGTTGCCGTTCGGGTGGGATAACATCGAGGAGATCGTTGACCTCGGGGAGTTGAACGAGGTCCTCGGAGATGACATCAACCAAGCTCTCCCGATCCTCGATAGCGTTTACAAGCCGTGGCCCTACAAACACGCCGCCGCGAAGACGGTCGGCGACGTCCTCGACTGGGTGTTGAAGCGGACAGGGGCCTACATGGTCTACGACCGCGGGCGGTTGCGGTTCAACCGGTGGACGACCCCCGGAGTATGGCCGACCGTTGTCGACGACCAGGGCCTCGCAGAACCGCAGATCTCCCTCAACTTCGACCGGAACAACTCGATCCAGACCTGCGAGATCGACTGGGCGAAGTCGATCCTCGACAAGGACATCACCCGCGAGAAGTACCGAGTCTCCAACGCGGACGCCCTGTTGACCTCGTCGGGGAAGACAGTCCAACTGGGGAACTTCGTCGTCCCCTACGGGTCGACAACGGAGCTCGCCAACTCCCAGGCTATGCGGGACGCGGTCAACCTTGTGACTCGGTTCTCGAAGGCGGCGGCGATCGTGGAGGTCACCTACCGCGACGACGTCTACGACCTCGAGGTTGGCGAGTTCATCGCCTTCTCGTCCGACTACGTCCCCTCGGCGTCTGGGACGATGGGGGTACTCAACGCGACAGGGTACGTCTTGAAGGCCGCGAGGTCGTGGAAGACCCCGACAACGACGTACACGTTGTTCCTCTACGGGTACCTCACCGCGGGCAACAAGATCTCGCTTGTCTCCTCGTCTGGGCGCGTCCTCGAGGTAATCGACGACTACACGATCAGACTCGAGCCCAACGCCTATACGCCGCCGCCCGCCCTCGCTCGCCCAGGAGCTCCGGCGACCGACGCCGCCTCGTTCGAGCAAAGTGTCATCAAGTTCGACGCAAAGCTCCCTTTGCAGCTCCTCGACCAGTACGGGACCCCCTACTCGTTGACGACCAGACTCGTTTCGGTTGACGTTGCCAACGACTACTTGAACGTCGACTCACCGGACTTTGCGGGGGCCGTTCCCGGCGACGTGATCGTCATCGCAGACGCGACAATAGTCAACGTGAATCCCGAAGGGTTGGCGGCCATGTGGGACGCCTTCCAGGCGGACGGCCTCGGCGAGGTCGTGGGCTCTGTTGACCTCTCCTACCCTTGGATGGTGTAGAATGGCGTGGAAGAAGATCGACGACTACAACTCCGGCGACACTGGGACGCCCTTCCAACCCTACTCGGCGTTCCTCGCGCAGGGGTTGACCCAGAACGCCCGTTCCTACCCCTCGGAACTCACTCGGGGGGCCTCAATACCATGGCGGCGCGACAAGCCCCCTCGGTGGGCCTCCTACCACGAGCCCGCGGGGACTGTAGTCTGGGTCAACTGCGGGGCGAACGCCTCGAGGATCAACTTTCGCATCCAATACGACACCGTCAACACCCACGAGTCCGCCGAGGACCGGATTGGGGTCTTCTACATTCAATCCCTCTCGAACAACCGGACGGTGACCGTCGACGTCCCCGCGAACGTTGGCGGGACCCCGTTGACGATCGAGTTCACCGCCTACTCCGGGGGGTACTCGGGCTACCAGGCGTTCTTCATCGGGTTCCAATCCGACAAGATCTTTGATCTCGGCCTCGTCGACGTCAACTACCTCTCCGCGAACACGATCGGCCTCCTGCAAGTCGGGGGTGCGGGGGCCTACCCAATCACGACGGGCGAGAAGTACGAGTTGTTGGTCTGGGAGGACAACTCCTACGTGATCCAAGCGGCGAACCCAGGTATCGATCTGGAATGGCAACTGGGGTTCGTCCGCAAGGACCCTCACCCCGCCGACTCGGCGAACGGGGTCATCTTCCCCGCAAACGCGATCTACCCGGTCCCGATGACCGTCTACACCCAAAACGACAAGGACGCCTCCTCGGCGAGGGTCTGGGAGCTCGGAGCCCCGCGGCTCTACTCCATCTCCTACGTCGTCATCGAGGCGGAAGACTACACGCCGCCCGACCAGTTCAACCATTACCACGCCCTCGCGTTGTCGTCGGTCAACTCCGCCCAGACGCAAGCGATCCCGACCTTCCGCCCCGAGCTCGCAAACAACCAGTGCGACCCCTACAAGTTCGGCCGAGTTGTCACCGCCGCGCCCGACGCCTTGACCTCGACCTTCTGCGTCCAAACGGACGTCACCGGACGGGTACAGATCGCGATGACGGTCTTCCCTCTCAACGTCAACGCGACAAGCGCGGTCATTCGCTACGACATCCTCGACTCGACGGGCGCGTCTATCTTTGGCGGCCAGATCATCGAGCCGTTCCGGTCTCCGGGGTTTACGCCCTCCTACTCCCTCACCCCGACGGTCAACCAGTCGCGGGCCTTGATCGGAGTGTTTGCGGCCGAGCTCGAGTGGGGGATGCGCGACGCCCTCCCGCAGTCCGACATCCAGAAGGGGACCCAAGTCGTCTTCGAGTTCCCCGAGTTCTCGTTTGACTCGGTGGGCTCGGGCGTCGTTGGAGTCTACACCATCCGGATCGAGTTCGGTATCGCCCACTGGGTCATCGCCTACTCTGCGAGGTTGATCTAATGTCTTCGTTCACCATCCCAGTCAACGACCCCGGCGCACCCCGCTTGCAGACCTTCCCCGACGTGATCCGCGGGGAGACGATGGACGGGTTCCTCCGTCGAGACCGCTTCGTCTACGCGACCTCCCGCCGTCTCCTGGTCTCGATCCCCAACTACTCGACGACCGCCTCCGGCGCGGTCATCGTCTACCGAGGGCAAGCGGCCCTGTCTGACATCATCACGGCGAAGTTTCGGATCGTCGGCTACGCCGAGAAGGGGACGGTCACTGTCACCCTAACGGGGGGATGGTCTGCGTCTCAAGTGTACGGAACGACCGCCGAGGCGAAGTCCACGGTCCTCTCGACAACGTTGCCCGGCAACGCCTACGTCTCCTACCAGATCACGATCACGAAAACCGCGGGTCAACCCTACGTCAACGTCTACGGCCTCTCGATTTACGAGACCCGCCTCCTCGAAATAGACCTCCCCTAGTCCCCTCACCCTCCGCTTGGAGCTCCCAGTGTCGATCATCTCCGCCGCCTCCGTCTTTCGCGCCCTCGTCGACTCCAAGGTGGAGGCCACCCGCGACGGGTTCCTCCTCCGAGACATCAACTCTCACACTGTCTCCGTTGGGACCTCGTTCTGGGACGAGTCGCAGCTCCTGGCCGTCCTCGAGGAGGTCTGCGTCGTCCTCCGCAAGCGGGGCGCGGCGGTGACTCCCAAGATGAAAGCCTCGGTGAAGCTCGACAAGCCCCGCCCGACCGAGGGCCTCCGCATTGACCCGCTCCCCGAGACCCCCAAGGCGGCCCCTAAGAAGGCCGCCGTCGAGGTCCTCGCACCTGCGGCCCTCAAGTCCGCTACCAAGGCCTCCAAGGGCCGTTCCAAGCGAGGATAGGATGACCGAACAGACCCCCGCCGAGAAGTTGATCGAGGTCGCCAAGGCCGAGGACGCGAAACACGTCCGCGAGGTCGGGGGGATGAACCGAGGCCCCGACGTCGAGAAGTACCAGAAGACGGTCGGCCTCTCGCCGGGGTCGCCATGGTGTGCGGCGTTCGTCGCCTACTGCGTCAAGGAGGCGAAGGGCCTCACCGTTGCGCCCCTGTGGTGTAGTGGGTCGGCGATTACCCAGTGGCATAAGGGAACGCGGAGGATGCTCCCCGAGGGGTTCACGACCCCCGAGAAGGGCGACTTCCAGACCAAGGTCCGCCCAGGCATGATCTGGGTTCGGGCCAAGGATGGGGCGGGGGCGGTATCCGCCCGCAAGGGGACCTGGGTACAGGGTCACACTGGGATCGTGGTCGCCGTTGACGCCGAGGGGTTTCACACCGTAGAGGGCAACACGAACGGGGCGGGCTCTCGCGAAGGCGACGGCGTCTACTCCAAACTCCACAAGTGGAGCTACACGACGGACATCGTTCGGACGGTCGGATGGTTCGACCCCGAGTTCGTAGGTAGGACCCTCCCCAACTCGTAGGATCCCCCATGGTCAAGTTTACCCACTCGAAAGGTCGGATCAACGGAGGCCTCGCCCTCTCGGCCACCCTCGGAGCGTTGATCCCGATCGTCGCAGTCGCCGCAACCGGTGGCCTCGCCGCCGTCCCGATCGCCATGTGGATCGGACTGGGGTCGGTCGTCTCCGGCCTCCTCGCAGGGAACGTCGAACGGAAGAACGCAGTCGACCTCGTCCTCGAGACCGAGGAGAAGAAGGCGGGCCGCTCCGATGGGTAACCCGCCCACCGGGTCAATCGAGGCCCTCGTATCGCGAACCTCGGTCACCCTCCCGACCCTCTGGAAGGTGGTCTGGGCGGTGACCTCGATCCTTGCGGCGTTGATCTTGGGCCTCCTTGGGATGCTCTACCAG